ACACCATCATCTGCTAATAATGCTTTAATTTGAGCATTAATTTCAGCTTTTCTTTTATCAGATCTTGCTTGTGCTTTAGCATCTTTTGGTTTTGTGCCTTGTGGTTTGAATGGTTTTAGATATTTATTAACTATATCTTCTAAATTATCTAATTTTTCATCTTTTAATAAGTTAGAAACAGATACAAAATTATCACCAAATGAATTTTTATAAGTGTCATAATTTTGAGTAACATCATTCCATGTACGCATTACAATTGCAGGTGCTAAACTTCTATCTTCACCCCCAGATTTATCAAATCTATCTTGATTTTGTTTTAATGAACGTTCTAAATCTGTGTAAACATAAAGCATAAATACTTCGTATCCTGCATTTTCTAATTCATCTTTTAATTTAAGAGTAGCACGGCTAGATGCTCCTGTTCCATCTAATATAAATGATTCTCTATTAGCAATTGCTTTAGGTAAATCTTCATCCTTTAATTTTGAAGATGCTTGTCTCATTAGTTTAGCAGCTTCACTTCTTTCTTCAGGTGTTGCATTTTTTAAATCTAAGCTAACTCCTGCTTTTTTTAATAAAGGTACAAAATCTAAATCTAAATTATAAGTAGTTAAACCTGATAAATCTAAACCACGCAATATATAGCCTTTACCTGCTCCTGGAGCACCTGCTAATATAATAGCTTTTGGTTTATCAACTGCTTCTTTTAATAATTGAATTAATGAAATCATAAATTGAGTATTTTGTTATAAATATCACAATTTTCTTTTAACTTGCGTTCTGAATTCAGTAAATATAGGTTTATGTTTTGGATTTTCTAAATCAAATAAAGTTTTAACTGTATTAAATATAGAAATATTTTCTTCTTGAGTACGAGAAGATTCATACATTTCCCAATTTTTTCCTTTTAAGCGTTTACCAGTTTTATCAGCTCCTCTTGATTTTGATTTTAACCATAATACACCTACACGATCAGCTGTTTTACCATAACATTCTTCATAACATTTAGCATAAATAGCTCCTTGTAAATCATAAGTAGTTTGTAAATTATTTGAAGTTTTAAAATCAATAACCCATAATTCTTTTTTTCCATCAATCTCCATTTCACAAATCATATCACAAGTACCTGCTACTTTTAACTCATCTGAAAATAAATGTACTTCTGTTTCAATTAATGTAGGATTATACTCTTCCCAAAAATCAACAAAACGTAAAAACATTTGCCATACATCTGGGTTGTACATAGGTTGACCATTGGTTAAAAAATTTAATTCTTTACCATTTAAATAGTCTTCAATCATTTCATGTACTTGTGTACCTTCTTCCCCAGCTTTTCTTACAATATATTCAGCAGAATATCCTACTTTTTTTAACCAATCTTCAAAAAATTTACCTTTTGGATAAGTACCTAAAACATAGGTAATTGAAGGATAATACTCACCATTACGTCTATAATAGCGTGAATCTGGTAAAGTAATTTGTTTTGAATCTGCAGAGATTTCTAATACCCTATTATAGGATTTTTTAATATTTCTTTTATTCATATTAATGATAATTTTTTCTCCATTAAGGCGTATTGAGTGAGTGGAGATGACTTTTGAATTAAATTTGTGAATTGGGTGAAACCCATTTCACTAGGATCTTTTCCTTCAAGTTCAACAAGATGAACTTCCTTACCTTCATTCATAAACTTTTCAGCGAATTTAATTGATTTTTTTAACGCGTCATTGTCTAATGCTATATATATTTTTTCTACTGTTGATGTTACTATTTTTTTCATTAAGTTAGATTGTATGTTGTTACCTAATAATGGTATAGCATTTCTTTTAATAGCTATAGCGTCAAAGGGTCCTTCACATAGTACTAACGGTAATTTCCAATTTATAAACAATTCAAATGGTATAATATCACGTGATGTTTCTGGATTACGATATTTCACATATGGTTCTTTTTCGAATGAACGACCTGTAAAATAGTTTAAAATTCCTTGTTCGTCATAAGATGGGATAATTACCATATTTTGATATCTACCTGATGTACAATACCCAATATTATATTTATCTATATCATCCTGAGTAATACCTCTATTTTTTAAATATGATAAAGCCCTTCTACCTTCAATATTAGATGTAGTTATATCTTTAAATAGTTGAAGTTCTTCTGGGAGTTTTAAATTTTTATGAGTGACAACTATATTTCTTTCAGTTTCATTGCCTATTAACTTATATAATTCAGTAAACTTTTCGGGTGTAGCTTTGGTTTGTTTAAATAAAGAAGATATTCTAGTACCTTTTTTGTTGCAAACCCAGCAATGCCATGGATTATATCCTTTTTTATTTTCTGAAAAATTGATTTCTAACTTAGGTTTATGATGGTTACAAAAAGGACACGTATGAGCTTGATTACCCCTAGCTGTTCTCTTTCCAGTTCCTAATACAGAATTAACTAAATTAATAAGTAGTTCATTTACCATAGGTAATAATATACATAACTAATTTTAGATATCAACGTTTAGTTGAAATCCTTAGTAAAAAACTTTCCTAAAATATTATCATTCCAAAACTCATCGGGTTTTTCTAGGGTTTGATAAATGAATAAATATTTTGTTTCGTAATATGTTAACAATTTTTTGGTAGGACAAGTTTTAATAATCCATTTTTCCCAATTTTCTTCAGGTTCTGTTTTAACTAATTCTATTAGTTCTTTATTTGAACCCCAATATCCTTTCCAATCGGATTCTTTAATTGCTAATTTATAAGAGGGTCTACGTCCTACAACACCTTCATATTGTTTTAAGTCTTTTTTTCCCATTTTTACTTTTCTAGTAAAATATAGAATTTTTTTACCTATATAAGATTTTCCTGTAGGTAAATGAGTTATTTTATAAACAAACCCATAAGTATCATCAGGAAATTGAGAGATGTCTGTAATATCTTGCTCTTGATATTGCCAATTTATCATACGTCGAAATTTACTATAACAGTGGTATCGGTGAATTGTGAAACTGGTAGAGGAAATGATAATTTTCCTACAGCTACTAATTCTTTAGCCCCGTTATATAAACCCACACAAGTTATGTAAGGTTCAAAAAATGAAGCTGTTGCATAAGGGTAGTAAGAATCATTAGCAGCTCCTTCTATTGATTGGGTTAATAATGTTGGATTGGTTGAAGATCCAAATTCATTTTCAGCTATTGTACATTTATATTGTTGTTCATATATAGTAAGTGATGAACTAAAATTAATATGTGTTTGGTTTAGTGAATTAGGATTAAATTGAATTAAATTTCCTAATTTTTCACAACTGTGGGTAGTAAAAACTGCAATACCATGAGAATAAAATATTTGACCTACTACTGTACTATCTGAACCACTAATAATGTTACCATCTCCATCATCTGATAGGAAAAGAGGAGCACCGTTATTTACAAGAACAGATCCTGTATAAGTAAATTCAAAAGTATATGGGATTATTTTTTCTCCATATAAATAAGTTGGTATTGATATAGTAGTTATTTCATTCCCACTTCCAGTTGGGAAATATCTTTGTTGAAGTAAAGTTGATTGAAGATAATTATCATATAAAGTACCATTTATAGGACCTTGTAAAACATCATCTTCTCGAGTTACACCAGGTACTATACTCCCTGTATTAGCAAAATCTCCTATACTTGAAGATAAGTAATTTTTATAATAAAGTTGTTTAGCGCTATTATATACTGAATTTCTAGATGATGAATATTCAAATCCAGTTTGGAGGTTTGCAGATGATGTATAATGGACATTTCTACCACAGTAAATATTGATCCCATTTTCAGATCCAGTAATAGCCCCTCCCGTAAAAGAGAATCCTTTATCTGCTATAAATGATGTTATTGTAACATCTTTGGTTGTGAATTGTTTCCAAGCACTCATTCATTAGAAGTCTAACTTGATTCTTACAAGTAATTCTTTTGTAAAGTCTTTTAATAATGGTCTAGATAGTTTTGCTACTGCTACTAATTCTTGATTATCATTATATAAACCTACTGTAGTAATATATACTTGAGGATCGTTAATAAATGAATCATATAATACAGCTCCATCTGAACCTGATATAAATGATGGGTTTGTTGAATAATTAAAGTTTTGGCTTTTTGCTCTACAGAATATAAAATCAGATGATAGTTGTTCATTTGAATTTAAAGTCCATCCTGGTGAGACTGATGTTAGACCTCCCATTTCTAAAGCAGTATATAATTTTTCTGGGTTGTTATCTTCAGCATTTGTATTTCTACCAGTCCCTAAATTAACACCACCATCAACAAATCTACCATCTATAGCTTCCCCATTTAATAATATGGTTCCAATATCTGGCATAAACCAACCATATGATCCTGAGTTTTCAGACCAACCATTATCATTAACATCAGTGTTAACATTTCCTGCTGATCCTGTTACTAAGTTATAAATTCTTCCCGCTTCGGAAAATACTGCAGCTCCACCTAATTTACTATCATCCGTAAGATATAAAGTTTGTGTTGAACCTGATATAGCTAATGTCATTACCCCAGGAAGTAATTCTTCTTTATATCCTGATCTTTCTACTGGTAGAGCATAAAAATATGATGATGATTGATTACCAAATACAAAATTAGATTCTTCATCTCCTAAAATTAATGATCTATATTGACCATAATTTGTTCTTGTTGGGGATAAACCATCTACATTTGGATTATATAATAAACTACCACTACCATCAGCATCACAATAAGCAATAGCAAATTGTACGGATCCTGTAGTTTCTTCTTCAAAATAAATATTGTAGTAGAATTGACCAGTAGCACTATTAACTTGAACTGATGAAGTAAAATATTCAGTTATAGTAGGTGTATTGTTTGACCACACAGTACTTGTTACATTCTCAGTACTAATTAGTAAATCTCCTTGGTCTAAAGGGGAAAAAGTTGCTATGTTATTTGTATTTGCTAATGCCATGTCTTTTTAATTATGTTTTGGTAATTTGAATTGGAACTTGAATTCTTGCTCCTGAATCTCTACCAATTACTGTTAGTGTACTATATAATGTATTTGCTGAGTTTCCACCTTGTCCATACAATGTGTTAATTCCTGTTGCTGTTAATACACAACTAGAACCAATTACAGTTCTAGATACATTAGTACCATTTGTCTGCATTGAAACATCATTTAATCTTTGAGCATTCTCTGTTGCTACTCCTTGACCTACAACTCCATTAGTAGTAGCAAACTGCCTTACATCACTTACAGTAAATAAATACCCTGAAGATTCTTGTACTGAATTATTACCTAAGTAATTTAATGTTTGAGGTGTAACTGTAAATGTTGATGTTTGTTTCATTTTTATAACAGAAACACCCGCTGTAACTACAGGCATTTTAGCTGTATCTCTTGGTAGAGTTACTAATTTATACTTCATCATTTGGGTTTCATCAGGAAATGCTTCTAATAAAGGCATATTTTGAATAGCTTCACCGTAGTAAGCTGAACCTGAAGGGTTTTCTGGATTGTATAAAGTATAGTCGATTTCATCATCTGCTAAAGCAAATGATTGAATATTAAAAGAACCATCACCCTTTGCTAAGAGCTCTCTTCCTTTTGTAGTTAGGATAGCATCAACTGTTACTACCTGATTATTTAAATATCCCATGTTTGTTGTATTTTAATTATAAATATATGAATTTTTTATTTTTATTCCAAATTATTCTAATCTTCAGGTGCTCTTCTAGTATCATTATCTTCATCAGCTCTAAATACATTTTTAGCACTTAAATTATTTATTATAGATTGTACGTTTCTTTTCTGTTGATCTGAAAAATCATCAGGAATTAAATACCCTGAAGGTGATATTGTTTTGACTCCTTCTGATCCTGTTGGTGCTTCTTGATAAACAATTATTCTATCATCTGCTTGAATTCTTTTTCTAAGTGTAAAACCATATATTTTTCCATCTGGAATTGGTAAATCGAGTGTTCTTGGATCAGGGTTAACTATTAGTTTATCGTAATTAAACCGTGATTGTGTAACTGGGTATAATTTAAAGAAGGTAAATGCGTCTGAGCTTATTGTCCAAACAGATGAAGAAATTAAATTTCCTTCACCATCAGGAACATCAATATTATTTTCATAATCTGTATTAGGACTATCATCTACTATAGTAAAATCTTGAGTAACAAAGTTAGGTGTTTCAGTGGAGTTTGGATTTGAATTATAAATAACTCTAATTTCATCCCCTTTTTGGAAGTGTGTGGGTTGGCTAAAATCTTCATAAGTTGTAATTCCTCCTAAACTTCCTGAGTCTATGTTTGTATCTATACCTGAAAGATTATAATTTTGAGTAAAATAATTTGCAATATTAGATGCATAATTTTCTGGTAGTCTTTGATTTAGAGAAGTAGCAGTTTGGACATTAGGCAATCCAGGAAGTGGGGCATTATTAAATTGATTAAACGATCCTGTTGAAAATATACTTCTAGAAACATAATTATTATAGTTATTTACTAAACTAAGTCCATTTCCAATTCCAAGTAAATGTCCTTGGATATTAACCCCATTTACCATCCCAGCACTAGAAGAAATATATCCTTCCCCTCCTCTTATATATAAAGCAGGTTCTATACTAGATGTTAAAAAATTAAAAGCTGAACCTGAAGGATAACCTTGTGTATTAAGAAATGCCGCATCCCTTAAATAGTAGGATGATGTAGTAGGAGACTCAATATTTACACCCGGTATTACTCCCTGGAGTTCTGCCCAAAGTGAACTATTATAACTCATAGTAAGAGCATAGGTTGTTGGAGTAATTTGACTTGTTCCTTTTACTTGATATTCTAAACCTCCTTGATATATTTTATTACTACCTATTGGTAAAGAAGTATAATTAATAGCTACCGATCCTGATTTTTTAACTTTACCTTGATTATATGCTATTAATGCTTTTCTATCAACTTCAAAAGTACTTCTAATATCCGTTAAATTATCATTACTACCATCAATTTTTATAGTTACTGGGGATTGAGGGGCTTTATTTCCTGTTACATCTTCTAACGGGCATTCAATAAGTGTATCAACTCTAAAAGTATAAGTATCATATAACTCTTCATTTTGTTTTGATGTTTTAAAATGAGCAAAATAAATAGGATGTTTAGAAATTGTTCCTACAGATGAATTTACAGACTTCATAGTACCTCTTGAGCTATCTCCATTCCAACCAGGGCTTACTACATCAGTTATACTTTTATTATGAACTAATACATTATTAGCATAAAAATTATGGTTAGGTTCTACACTTAATAAATTGTATACAGTAGTAGTTTCATTTATTGTTTCTATTAATGATATAGTTGTTTGAGTGTTATAACTAGTTTTACAAACATCACCTACAGTTAAATCAGCAGCTATAACCCAATTTTTTCCTTCAACATAAAATGGGTGTTTAGATGTAGTATTAATAACATTCCCATCATCAAATGTTAATTTAATAATAGATTCTACTTCACTTATTTTTAAGTCTCCTACTAACCCACTTTCAAATTTTCCACTATCTTCATTGTATGTTGCTATAGCTTCACCAACTTTTACATCTTCTATATTTTTAGTATTATTATATATTTTATTGTTAGAACTATAAACCATAGTAGTTATTTGTGTTCCAGCTGTAAAACAAGTTTCTTGAAGACCAATTTGGTTTGATCCTGAAAATAAACTTCCACTAAGATATCCATTTAAATATTCAATTTGACTTCCTGAAGGGGTAAATGTATTATAATTTGCACTTTGTAATCTACTTCCTAAATATCTAGGAATGATTGATGATTTTTGAGTGTAAAAACTATCAGGAATATCTGCCTTTATAGCTTTATTATTTTGGATAGGTATAACATTTGAAGGTACTCCTGATGAACCTGTTGATGAACCTCCTTCATACTCTACTACTTGTAAATAAGTATTTGGTCTACTTTGAGTAACATTATTAATTAATGCATTAAATGGAGTATTATAAAAATCTTCAAATGGGGGTAATTGTGGGTTAAAATTCACATATTGTAAAGATTGTGGTCCACTAGGCAGCCATAAAGGAGTTACTGAGCCACTTAATAATCTTGAATTATTAGGATCATAAGAATATCCTATAGATTTAAATTCTGTATTAATTTTTTCATTAATAGAAATTACACCCTCTACACTATTTAGACTTTGTCTAAATAAATTACCAGGTAAACCACTATAATCTTCTACTGCTGGGAATCCTAAGCTTGGTGTATTTGTAAGACTAAAATCAAAATCAGGAAGATTGGCTATAGTATTTTGATTATCGATAAGATTTCCAAATTGATCATAATTCTTTCTATTAAAAAGTAAACCATAAGGAACCCAATAACCACTATCACCTGAAGATCCAGACCAAGTTGTACCTTGGATAAGTAAACTACCACTTCCATACCCAAACCCATAAGATTTATTTTGTTGGGTTGTTAACCAACCACCATTTCCAAATTTTGTTGAGGTTGTATTAGGGGCATTATAAGTTAAATCATTATTAGATACATAAATTGACATTGTAACAGCATCTACTACATTAAGGGATGCTGATACATTTACAGTACTAGTAAATCTTACAGGTCTTTGACCATTAGTTGAACCATTAGGCATTCTATATTCGAGGAAATTAAAATCAACACCCGCACTTCTGTTTTGAAGGGTTATAGATTCTCTACTTCCTAATAAAGAGGAAAGTATAATATTACTTTCTAATCCACCAGCTAACCCTGAATTAGCAAAATCTAATGTTGGGTTAGTAATAAATCCTGAACCTGAAATATCAAATTTAAAATAAGGACCTATATTATTATATTCATATGCTGGAGTAGCGGCTGTACTAGCATAAAGTCCTCCATCAAATCCACTTGCTGATACTGGTGGTAAAGGATAATCTGTAATTCCTCCTAGATATTGATTAGCACTATTAAACCCAAATAAATCTCTTGGTTCATCTGATACTGTTGCTAATGATTCATCATTTATTCTATAAGCTAAAGGAGGTAATAATATACTGTAAATGAAAAAATTCTGAAAATCAATTTGAGATTGTTGTAAGAATATAGCTGCTTTACTAAATTTTTCTTGTAGTGGTAAACTTGATACATAAGTTAACCAATCTTTTATATTATTATCAAGGATATCCGAAGCTGCCAATCCAGCTGGATATGCAAAAACATTTGTATGTAATGAAAATGATGGATAAGTGTTAATCGCTCCTATATCAGAAGAAAAGGCTCCCCTACTCTGAGATACATCTACCACATAACTAGTATCTAAAACTTGTGAAGGTGCGAATGGGTTATCTAGTAATGATTGAGTTGTAACTGTTAAATTACTACCACTAAATTCACCATTATAAAATTCTTCTTGTGATTTATGTATTCTAAAAGCACTACCTGATATTGTGTTATCTCTTTCAATCCAAGATTGAGTTACATATGGGTTTAATAGGGTGGATTGAAAACTGATAACTTCAATATCCTCTGTGTATGGTTGGAC